GCTCGTGACATACCAAGCGTGTCAAACCAAGCCAAAGGCTTTACGCCATACAGCCAGTCAAGTACCGCACCATCGAACGCAGTGTTCTGTGCAACCACCATCGCATCAGACCAGTCAAACTCTTTTAGTATCCGTTCCACTTGCGGTTTGGGATACCAAACGGTTTGCCCATCGTCCACCTTGATTGCAATGCCAATCATCTCGAACTGAGGCGACCGCACATACTCCTCGGTAGGAATCTTGGTCAGGGAATACTCAGTTGAGTAGAAGCACTCAAGGTCAAGTGTTACGATTTTTGGCATATTCTTTTTCAAACTCTTCTCTAATACGTTTGTTAATTTCTGTTCCACTTGGTACTTGACCCTGCCAACCTTGCATCAAACGTTTACCTGAGGGAGTCATGCGATCCATGTTGATGTCGTATCGCACCTCTTCTGGCTTAGTTAGAAGTTGGTGAAATATTTTGGCTTCAAACCTAGCACGACGAGCCTCCTTATACGCTTCAAGCAATGCTGCCTTCTCATCTTCGTTCAGATACCACAACCGATGTATATCTCCGTCTCGCTTTACAGTTAGCAGATCATCTAGTTTTGACGCAAGTTCCCCAAACCGTACGTGTTGGGGGCGACCATCATTTAAGTCCCCAAAGAAATCCTCGGGGTTGGTTTTAAGTCGTTCGATAATTACTTGTACTGATTGCATCATTGCATGCACTCCTCTATTATGCGTTCTAGGTAATCGTAGTCATCTTCACGAACGATGAGTGTGTACCCACCGCAAGCGTTAATCATCTGTAGGTTTTTTAGTTGCAGTGCAGTTGCCTGCCCTTTGCATGCCTTGGCTTCGATAGCCATGAACTTACCATTCACACAACACAGGAAGTCAGGCACACCACTGTTGCCGTAGCCAGTGCCTATCGGCATGGCGTAGTAGATTTCATGCTTCTTCAAGATCGCTTTAATCTTGGCTTTGACTTTAGATTCGGGTGTTGCTGCCACGTTAGTAGCCCCGTACTTCTTTGAGCTTTTGCATGTAGTGCTTGGCTTTGCCTGCGTCGTCGCTTCCGTCTTTGCGTCCGGCACGCATGGAGTATTTAATTATGTTGCCTTTGAGGAATCCCTCAAACTCTTCGTTTGTAAGCACCAGTTCCATTAGTGCCCACGGTTGTATCGCCATGTCTTTGTAGTGGCTACCGCTAATTTGCATGTCATCGGCTCGTTCAATCATTTAGTTTTCTCCTGTAGTAGTGCATCGTAATACTGCTTGGGCATCGGGGCTTTCTTGGTGATGATGGTACGCAACCACTCGGCACCGCCAAGCTGATTAAAAATAATCCACTGTCTGTCAGACATCCTTACTTGTCTTCCTATTAGTGGCTCGGGGGGCTTGGGGCGTGGCATCTTCGGGTGATCTTTCGTATTTGTTTGGTTGTCGTGCTTTGGTGTAAGTGCCAAATTGTTTGTATCCTAGACCTTTCTCACTCTCGATTGTTCCTGCACCTTTGGCACGGAAGTAAACATCTCTTAGAAAGATGCTAGGGCGGTCAACTTGCGCTAACTCTTCCCATGGGTTGAGTACACGCGGAGGCGTATTGTCTTTCATAACGAAGCATCCTTGCTCGGGGTCGTATTTAACTAAGTCCATTACTTTCATTGCAGTATCCCCAGTTGCCTGAGCGCAACCTTCAAGCCCTCAACACCACCAACACGTTGGTCATTGATAAAGATTTGTGGCATCTGCCTTGCATCAGGGAACTCTTTGAGAAAGTTAGCCAAGCGGTCGCCAAGCTGAATGTCAACGTCTACATACTTTAAGTTCGCAGCTTCCAGTATGCGTTTGGCTGACACGCAGTTGGGGCAGTTATCCCTTGTGTAAATTGTGATGTGTAAGTCTTTCATTTAGGTTTCCTTTCGCTAAGAACTTTATTACTCCACTCGACTTTGTAGATGCCACCATCATGACCAAAGTCAATTCGTATATTGCACTCAACAAGGTATGGATGCAAGCTTACGCCCAACCCATCCATGTTCTGATTGACTCGGTAGTATTTACTAGCATGCACCTTGCCACGATCTTCTTCGGGCGTGTACTGTTGGTACAGTGGCTCAGGTGTTTTGGATTTACTCATCCCTGCTCTTCCTGTTCTTCCTGATACTTGCCCCACACTGCATCCAACATGTCTGCGGCTTTGTTGAGTTTATAGACCAGCGTTGAATGTTCGTGCGCGTCTAATCCCGACGCGTAACCGCGCATCCATGCCGCCATCGTAAAGTACTGTAATTTGTTTGGGTCAATCATCTCGGTGCATCCTCGTGGTTGTCAGGGTTGAACTTAGGAACTCGGTTACCCTTGTCCTTGGGGTTTGGAAATGGAGGGAAAGGCCAAGTCATGTGTTCTTCTCCTTGAGTTTGGCTTCAATGGCTCTTGCAAATTCAATCAGGTCATAGCCAAGTGTGTTTGGCACTATGTCTTGAAACTTGAGTATTTCCTCATCAGTCAGACCTACCCACGGACGAACGTAGTCCTGAATATCATCGTCATCAGAAATCTGTCGTTTACGCCAACCGGTAGTCATGACTTTTCCTTCAACGCCAACTCAAGCGCATCAAGGGCTGCATCCCAAGTGTTGTAGTCAATGCTACTGCTAAACGATTTAACAACGGCATGCGCTGCTTGCTCGATTCGTTTCAAGCGTTTGTTCTCTGACATGAAGTCGGCTAACTGCAAGTCCATCTCTCGTTCTTCGTCGGTCACTTTAGTTTCCTCCATTGGGTTCGTGGTATGTCAGGTTGTTGAGTGCGTACTAAATAGAAATGAATCAGGTAGTCAAGCACTTGGTTGTAGGTCATCTTGATACCCGTATCTTTGGACAGTTGGTCTCGTATCTCGTCGATGCCCTCTGACACTGGTATCGTGATGCGCTTAGCCTTGGGCTTCATTCTCCTAGCTCCTCAAAGATTTCGTTGAGTACAGTTTTGATTTGGCTGACCATCTCAGCCTTTGTATAAGGTGCGGACATAACCATCTTGATACTTGCCAACGCCTTATACATAGCTTGACCCTTTATTGCGAACAGCAGTGCGTCCTCATCGTCAGGGAATTCAAACTCCAGTATGGCTTTTTGTTTCATTTACCTAAGCCACCGAAGTACAGATGCAACCGGCGATACAACTCATGCGCATCATTGAGGCTAACGGTATCCATGATGACGTCGATGCTTGTGCGAATATCGGGTTGATGCTTTAATGCCGCAGCCATTGGCTCGTTCACCAATGCAGCCAACCCTTTAGCTTCTGTATTGGAAGTCTTAACCTTAAGAGTTTTGGGTTTTTTAGCTTGCTTGGCAACTGATTTGGAGGTTTTGAGAGGTGTGTATTCCGTACCATTGGGTCGCAACGCCCCGTCACTGCCTGCCCATATATGACCCTGCCGAACCATTTGGCTAAGCAAAGATGAGGTTGATGCTTTCTTAAACCCTAAAGCTTCTAGCTTGCGGATGTATTCCTTCTTAGGCAAGCCGGGGTTGTCACGGACAGAATTAAAAGTTGATTTCGTTACGTTGTTTGTAGGTTTGAACACGGTTTCTTCCTTAGTTGTTTCAATTGTTTCAAGTTCTTCAAGTTGTTGGCACAGTTTCAATACTTCTTCCTGTTCGCTTCTGTCCCAAGACTGAATTAGTTTGTGCATTTCTGTTTGAATGTCAGGCATCGTCGTCCTCGAATAGGTTAAGTTGTTTGGGGTCAGGCATGGTGTGCGCTAAGTCTTCTGCATCACGCATTCGCATTTCTAATCTTTCGCTGAGTACCTTAATTAGTCCCGAATGCCCGTCGGCAAACCGGATAAGTTCTGCGTCAGTCATGTTGTCATAGTTCATCGAAGCTCCATAAAATTAAGTAAGTTTCCATCGTCATCAGTTGTAAACCAAACGATGTTGTCAGGCGGGGGCACCATCACCCGTTTCAAATGCCCACCCACCGTTGCGACGTCCCTGATCCTCTCTAGCCAATCAGGTAAGTCAGTCACAAGCCCACGAGATGCAGTTTCATGTCCGTCACGCCACTGCTTAAGCGTGTAGTCATGCCCTCGTTCTTCATATCTGCATTCGTACATAGGGTTGTCTTTGTGGTATCCGAGTTTATGTTCTAGCATTCGAAGCGCATCTGATTTTGCTCGCTCATGTCTGTCTGCTACTTCCATAATCTCAGTTACCAGAGCCTTCACTTTCCCCATCATCTATCCCCCAATCAAAAGCACCAAGGATTTCGTCCACCTTAATTTTGGTCAGTGCGCGGGTGCTATCTTCTTCGCGCAATTCCTTAGGTGTTACCCCAGACAATACCTCCTCAAGCTTACGCGCAGCTTTCGTCAACGCAGAATCTCCAGTTATATTCATCACATGCAACAACTCGCACAACTCCACGGCATTGGTCACCGTTGTGTCGTGGAACGTACGCTTCTTGCCATCCTCATCGACAGTTAAGCGGTCACTCAACTTACTGATAGCGTTATACAAACGAGTCCATGAATCTTGGTTCGCTGCCTTGAGCTTGTTGTCAAGCTTGACTTCGTAGTCTGCGATCAGTTGACGTTGTACCTCGCTCTCCACATCTAACCTAAAGTCACCGCCAGTAGGCAGGGGAGTGAACGATGCCTCCATACGGAAACGCTGAGCCACCTTGCCCCTGCTTGGGTACTCACTGCGGTCAAACAATGTGCCGAGTTGGAACGCCGCCCCTGCTACGAGTGTCTCGTACTTATCCAAGAACGCATCGACTAGACGATTGAACTCGGTGTTGTGCCTGTTCATTACCTTCTGATACTCAAGCAAAGCCGCAGTGGGCAGAAGCCTTGCACCTTGGTCATTCCATGGGAGTGTGAGTTTGTAGTGCTCGGCTCGGGCACGGGCTTGGAACTTGGTAATTGCTTCCAACTCTTTGCACTCAGCAAACAAGTTCTTGTACACCGATGCCGCCTTCTTGGAGCCTGACCCCTTGGCATTGGTGACCTCGGCTTGTGTGCTCTTGTCTTGCTTACGACCCGAGTAGACTGCGATGTTTAAATCCACCATCATGGCGGAACGTGCGACGCCTGCAATAGGCTTTTGTGATTCAAGTGTGTAGTAGTTCATGATAAAAGTCTTAAGGTTAAGATTTCTGATTGGTTTGATATAAAAACTTAGCCATTCGCATGGCTTCGCGTAGTGTTTGAAACTGAAATAGTTTCTTGTGTCCTCGGACTTCCGCAATGAAGCGGTTGCCCCGTTTAGCTTTGTATACATTTGCAATGGAATGCCAATTAACGTGCTCGTGTCTTATCACGGGCGTACCATCGTCAATGTATGCCACCATTTCCTCTTGCAAAGTGATGCCGTTGTTGGTATTGCGTGCCCATCGGTAGTTGGTACCTGCCTCCAACGTGTACCCCTTGACGTTCTTTAGCTGCGCGTGCAGGTTAGGTCGCATGGGCTTTATCGGTTAGTTTCATAGACAACTTGACGGTGTCGATGTAGTCTTGGTTGATTGCAACCACATTGAATAAGTCGTTAGCCACGACTGGTTTGATTACGGGAACAAAAGAGTTTTGGTACCCCTGCGAGCCTAGGTTGTTGCCCACATGCGTTTCAGTTAGGTGCTCTGTACCCGCTAGTATGTCGACAATTTTTTCTAGTTGGTGAATATCCAACAGCAAGTTGTTGCCGTTTAAAGTTAATCTAAACTTCACATTCTTCTCCTTCGATCTCAAAAGTTATTTCGTTGCACTCGCACGATTCGATAAACGATTCTTCGCTAGTGACGTGCTCGTACTCATCTCGCAGTTTGTAGTACATCTCTGACATGAACCTTTCACACGTCGATTTGATCTCAGCTTCTACATCAAGATAACCTGATTGCTCGTCAACCAATTCAACCCATGTGTCTTTGTCCAAGCCACTGAAAATACCGCATGGGTCAGTGCCCCACCACGATTCGTTCAGGTTGAAGTGCACATATTGCCCACGATTACCGGTACGTGCAGATACGTAGCTACCGTCCTGTTTGCACGCAAGGTACAAGGCGGGGTATTGCTCTGCGTACTGCGAGTTAACCTCCATCCATTCATGTATCACTACATGCCCATCGAAACTTGCACCATCACTTTGTGAGTACCCAATGTCCCAAAAGAAGTTGTCGACCTTGATACCTTCGCCACGCATGGTAGCTTCGTAGTCTTCCTTGATCCAGTCAGCCCAATCGTCGTACACGGCGTACTCCATCCATGCCTCGTACTCTTTTCTGAACCGCTTGGGGTCAAGCTCTTGTAATTCTTTTGCAGTTACGTTTTTCAAAATGACACCTCGATCTCTCTGCGCACAGACAAGAAACATTCTGCGTCACCTGACTGGTCATACTCAATATCGGTATCGTCTTCGCCAATACGCATAAACTCATACTCGTATTCAAGCTCATGCACTTCTGCTAAAAACACAGTAAACCTAGCCACATCGGGGTAGCCGTCGTACCACTTGATGTCGTCAGCAGTAAACTTAAGCACGCGATGCGTATCGTCCCAAGCAAAGTAGTCGCCCCACGTATCCAACATATCCTTAAACGTGGTGTTCATCAGCGTTTTGAGCTTGTCGTAGTTGAGCAAGTTTTCTTCACCCCCCAAGGGGTAGATAAGTGCTACTACATTTGATCTGTATCCCATAATATTCTCCAAAGTCTTAAGGTTAAGAGTTATGCTTCGACACGAATCGTCGTACCGAACGGTGCAACCAAGTCGGATGACACCGCCCACAACGTAGGCACATCGGTCTTGCCCCAGTCACCTACATAGCCATCGGTAAACTGCACAATGGCTTGGGGTGTGATGCGTTGTTCACGCAAGTATTCAAACAATACCGAACCATCGGTGCCGCCACCGCCCTTGGGCTTTAAGTCTTGTATTGCAAACTGACCTTCTTCGAATGTCTGATGACCCGCGATTGCAGTATCCCAATAGATCACATGCACCTTGGTTGGTTTAATGTCTTCGATGATGGTTTTGATCTCAGACGCGAACACAGTCATCTCATCGCCACCAAAGATTGAACCCGATGTGTCGAAGCCGATAACGAGTTCCGTCATAGTTGTGCCTATCATCGAGGGCATGTAAACGTCGTAGCTCAGGAACCTACGATTAGGTTTACGCCATGAAGACTCGTCACGACCTGCGCATGTCTCGGTGATGAAATCACGCAATACTTTCTTCCAGTCAATCTTGGGTTGCAGTAAGTCACCGAACACACCATCCTCATTACCTGCACCCTTACCCGCCATCTTGCGACGGATGATCTCGCCCTGACGAATGGCACGTTGTATCTCATTGGCACGCTCGGCATCCTTAGCGGGATCACCGCTTGTTGCGTTAGCCCAGTCATGCTCGTCGAATCCTTCGCCATCACCGCTACCCTGACCGTCACCATTAGCCTTGAGGTCTTCGAAGATTTGCTTGACTGACCATCCACGATACTTGGCATCGGGTTGTACACCTAGCTCGGGCATCTTGATGAACCCCTCGCCTGCATCCATATCCACTAAGGCTAAGTTAACAAAGTGATCTGCTGCGATGTTGGCTAACTGCGCATCCTCCCCATGCAATACCTGCCACACCTGTAAGTGACGATAGGCTTTGTGCGTTGCCTCGTGCAAGACTAGGAAGCGTAGCTCGGGGTCAATCTTCATGTGTTGCTCGATGAAGCTTGGGTTGTAGATCACATCCCATCCGTTGGTAGCTGCGGTAGGTACGTCGTCATTTACCTTGACTTTGCCACATGCAAGGATACTGCCGTATGCACAGAACACCTTGTGTTGCATGATAGCGATGTGTGCTTTCTTGATTCGATCTTGTACGTTCATGGTTTTCTCCAAAAGTATTAAGCTTAAGATTTTTAAAAAGTGTGGGTTGTTGGGACGAGGTGCTCTGTGTTCTCATCTAGAAACGAAGCTAGACGTTCTGCGAACTCAATCTCCTCGTTTGTGCGCTCTCTAAGAAACGTCTCTGCAATCTGTTGCCTGAGTTTAGGTTCACGCACAATGAGGTAGTGCGATCCCAATACATCCGGATTACCTACGGCGTTTAGCTTTGCCACATTTTCCATGTGTCTGCGATCAATTTGTTTGAAATACTCATCACGCGATGGCGAGTACGAATGTTTGGGTAAGTTCTCAAACCCCATCTTCTGCAAGGTGCAATCAGCCTCAAGCATGCCGAGGATTTCTGAGGACACATCCTCAGTGATAGGACGAGGTGTGTGTAGAGTCATGTAGTCTGTCTCTTGCTTGACAAAAATAGTAGGGCGTTCACCCGCTAGACCAAACACCATCTGCCGTACCTTCTTAGTCTGACTTGACCATCCACCGGTGTGATGACCCGATGCAATACTCTTGCGTACCATATTGCGTACGGTCTTAGTCAAACGCATTGGATTAAAGGTTGCAACTGTCTGCACTCCGGGTGTTTGCAGTTGTCTTGCGATCTCGTACATGTGGCTCATGATTGTTTCCTTAAGAGTGCTGATTGAATGTTCCATGCGTCCTTGGACTGCACGTTGTTTTGTAGTGGGCGTTGATACGCCTTGCCGATACGATTCGGATGCCAGTCTTTCTTGACAATGACAATCGTCTGTCCGTTGCGCAGTTGTTCGATGATTAGCATCACGGTCTCCAATAAAATAAGTCGAGGACTAGCACGATGATGGCTAGAGCTAAGATCAAACGCTCGAAGCGTTCCCAAGGTGTAAACATAGTCTTAACCTTAAGGGTTTAGAAAAACTTACCGAGCTTGGCGGCTTGTGCAGTGAACTTACGGCTACCGCATGCCATGCCTACCTTGGATTTGTTGGATGCAAGGGACGTGATAAAGAGGGCATGTGCCTCGAACGATTCGTTAGCCATCCGGTCTGAGTAGTCCATCACTGCGTCGATAGTCTTAGCATCGACACGCCCTGCCAACATGAAGGCAAGAATAAACAACGCACCGGCACTGCTTGGAACCTTAGCCTTGAACGGGTCTTTCACGATGTTCTCAAACAGGGGCAGTTGATCTGCTAAGTTGATAAGCGCATCCATATCACGGGCGGCTGATTCACCCACAGTACCCGCTAGTGCAGGCAGGGTCGCATCCCCGAGGACGTTGCGCATCTTGATAATGTTGGATGCTTTCTCAAGTGAACGAGGCGAGCAGTATGCTTTCACGTTGCCCGTCATTGGATTAAAGATGTATGGGTTCTTAGCCTTGGCATCGAGGTCGGTGTAGCAGTCGAACACCTGCGGATACTGCTTGGCAAACGCCATGATCTCGGGGGCTATGCTGTTGTCTGATGCCCACTCAAGCCACTGGTCTGCAGTCGGGTTACCCAATACAGTTACAGTCATGCGGTTATAGGCATGGGCAGGGATGTTGTCACCCACGCCATCGGTATCAAGGTTAGTGGTCGCAAACACAATCGAGCCAGTCGGCAGGGGCACATCACCTACACGATGCTCGAGGATGGTCGGCAATAACATGTTCATCACGGGACGCGATGCTTTACCCAACTCGTCAAGCATGAGGATGACGGGTCGAGTCTGATTCTTACCTACACCGAAGCGCACGTTTGGGGCGTACGATGTGGTCATGTTCTCTCGGTCAATGACAGGCATAGCCAAGTCACCGAGGTCTAAGTTTGCGCAGTCGATGTAGCACACCTGATAGTCAGGCATCTCACGACCCAGTGTCCCAAGCAAGGACGATTTGCCGACACCGGGCTGACCCCGCAAGAGGATGGTGTTTGTCGTGCCGACATTGCGAATGAGAGTCGCAGCTTGTGAGAGGGAGAGGTTTAACATGTTCATTTTGATTTCCAGTTGAATAAAAGGTTTGAGTTACTAAAAGTCTTAAGGTTAAGAGTTTATACAAATAGGCTTTCGCCACGCTTACAGTACGAATGTCTCAGAACGAGACACTACATACATGTTCTTTTTGCACTCAGCCATGAGGTTTGCCCAACATGCTTTTGCATTTGATTTTTCTACGTATTCGTATTTGCCTTGTTGTCCAGTTTGCCAACGGTAGCTACGCTCGAATTTGTTGCGAGAAATAATTACTCTCCACTTGTCGGCTTGGGTGTTGTTCAACAACGCATCGGGCAACCTGACACCAAACATAGGTACGCGGTCATCGTTATCTTCGGGTGTAGCTACGGCATACAACACCTTGAACGCATCGGTAAAGCCTGACTCTTGCAGGTCGTTGGCTAGTGCTTTGGTTTCTTTTCTGTCGACCCGCTTTTGCTCAAACGCTTGAAGTGGCGTGATGATTTCGCCTTGCTCGCTGAGAATCATGCCGTCATAGTAAGCGTAACGCTTACCATCCACCCTAAGCACGGGCTGCGAATAACTGAGAATAGACTGCTTGTATATCTGCACCCGTACGCCATCGAAGAACGCCAAGAGTGCATCATTCAGTCTAATGATTGTGGTGTTGTGGGTGTGATAGCCGTTCGTGTCGATCAGCACGCTACCATCGGGATGCGCAGTAATAATGTCGGTGTTCCACAAGCGGATGCGCATCTTGCCCTCGGCATCTTTCGTTACGCGGAAGTGGCTCATCTCTCGACGTGTCTTGTCGGCAGGGGCATCGCCCTTATACATGCCGCGCTTATACATGTGGCGCTCAAGGTGCATTGAAAGTTTGGTGTACATGTTCATGATAGTTTCCTTTAGTCTTAAGGTTAAGAGTTTTATGTTGTTCTCTTGGGGTTGAGTTGCATCAGGGTTGCTCGGTCAGTTACCAACATGTAGTTGGATTTGTTGAGGG